CGCTGCCGCCGAGCGCCGCACGATCGCCAGATCGCCCGGCGAAAGGAAAAAGCATGCGTCGCCATACGGGTAGGCGATGCGCCCCTCGCGGCAGTGGTGGATCTCCAGACAGCCGGGCGCGCGTGTGCGCTGCATGGCGCAGGCCGTGGCGTGCACGTCGTGATACACGATCTCAATGCCCGGGAAAACCGGGTAGACCGTCTGCACCACTTCCCCATCGGCGCCGCCGAGACGATAGACCGTGTACTCGGCATCCTGATGCAGCACCGTCGCCAGTGTGTCCGCGAACGTTTCGTTTTGTTTTGCTGTGGCCATTGCGCCGCACCTCCTGTTTTTTAGTTAGATGTATCTAATTAGCGGGAAAATAAAAGCGCCGTTCCAAACGGCTCTATGCATACTTTATTATACCGTGCCCCTGCCGCCGCGTCAAGCGGCAGAGTACAAAAATGCCCTGCGGCCAAAGACCACAGGGCGTTTCTGGAGCTAGTGATGTGACTCGAACACACGACCTGCTGATTACGAATCAGCTGCTCTACCAACTGAGCTACACTAGCGAATATTCAAGCATCAGCACTTGATTTTTTCAACCTACAGCGCTTGATTGCAACGTTTGAATCTTACTATATTCCGCCTGATTTGTCAACACCTTTTGTGCGAAAAAATGAGGGCAACAAAGTGCTGCCCTCATAATCATCAACTAATTATGTCTTGCTTATCAGCCTTATCTACATCCGCATTCTTTTGCGTTTGTGTGCCAAAATAGAAGCTTATAACCACAGTAAATATGGTTAGAAACTGTTCCGCAGTAATATGCCCTAGTGCAGATAGATACGCAAAAACCGCGCATAGAATGAGCGTTATTATGCTCTTAACGTTAATTAGCTTTGCTAGTTTGTCTTTCATTTGCCGCCATCTCCCTTATGTTCCAAAACCGTGATTCTCGTTTCGTGGTTATGCACTGTCGTGTCAATTATGTTAATATCTTTCTTTTGCCCCTCTAGGGTTGTGCTCAATGTTGCAATACCATCTTTGAGGCTCGTCATTGCTTGTGTGTTGCTTTTAATAATTCTGCCGATAGAAATAACGAAACTAATAATAACAGTAATGCCGATAAAAATTTCCCATGTCATATGCCGCACCTCCTTATGCTGTCCTCTTCCAGATATAAACAGCCAAGTATGGAGGCATATTATTATGTGCCGCACTGCTGCCTGTTTGTCCTGTCATAGATGCCGGTGCCCACCATGTATTTTTACTGCCTGTCTCTGGGAAACCAAGTGCTGCTCCTTCATCGGGGCCGCCAGCATTTGGGTAATAAATCACATGGTTATGCTTTGGCATCTCATCTTGCGTCAATTTGTGTGTTGCTTCGCCACCAGTTGAACCTGCTTTGTAAGTAGCACCAGCAGCAAGTAAAAATGTGTCCTTAATTTGCTCCCATGTGCCACCAAATAAGGTGCTTGGATTAACATTATTCAGACTCATGTAAATGCTGCCAACAGGATAGATAATATCAATAATGTTCTTATTATTGATTTTCAGAGTGCCATTGACGTTAAAATCTGCTGCACCACTGCTATCAACACCCCAATCGAAAATTGGTTGTGTTTTGCGTGTCTGTCCTCCGCTTTCAATTGTGGCTAGCTTGTCTATGGCGCGCGCCTGAAAAGTATAGGCTTTTGTATAGTCAAGCCCACTAATGCTAATTGTGGTGCTATAAGTGTTATTGCTCTTCGTAACAGCCGCGCTTGAATTTTTCCAAGAAGTAAAAGAGCCGTCTTGCGCCTTATATCTGTATTGGATGGTTAGTGTATTAGCAGCAGCTCCAAAATTGCCATTCCAATAGTTGCCGCTCACTTTTAATTGAGCAACACCACTTGTGCTAGCCGCTCCTGCTTCAATGGCACATGTCAATTTTACATAATCAACAATCGTGTGTTTAGAGCTAATCTGATTAGTAAACCAACGGCTGTCTGTCACAGTTGCCTTAACTACTCCGTCTGTAACAGCCTTAATTGTGCCGCTTCCGCCATTAATTGTTGTGCTGCCAATGGTAATACTCTGTGATTTAATAGTTGCGCTATGCTTAGCAACTGCATTTGTCTTTGCTGTGACATTGCTGTAATACTTTACGAATTTTGATTTATTTCCAGTGAGCGCAACTGTTGCTGCATTGCTATCGTAGGATTCGACAGCAATGGATGGAGCACATTGTGCTTCATTACAATTTGCTTGCATTTGGCACATGGTTGTGCCAATCTCTTGATTGCCATTGTATGTTACACATGTGATTACGCCTTTTCCCATCTTAATATTAGGAATCTTTGCATAAAATGTTTCTGGTAACGTAAATTTCACACTCGTTTGTGTTGTCTTTGTCGCAATCGTTCCAGTCAAGCCGAAAAAATCATAAGTCAGCGTGTGCGTGAAATTGGCAGAAGCTCTGTTGATTGTGATTGTGGCATCACTACCAATGTCTGCCGCGCTACAGCTAACACTACTTGCTCTTGGGATAGTGGTTAGTGTTAAGCTGGCCTCTTTACTGATTTCTCCGGCACTGATTCTTGTATCCATCCATGTGTTCGCAGATACGCTGCCTGTGCCGTCACTATTGTGCGAAACAGTAAATGTTTCATCAAAAATTGTAACTGTTGTGTTTGCTGGCAATGTATATTCAGCGCTGCCGGATGAGCCATTAAACACATAATAGCCTGTTCTGGTATTGGCATTATAGCTCTGGCCGGTCTGTGTGCTCGTCCAGAGCATCCTTACTTCACTTGTGTTGTTTGCCACTGAATATGAAACTTCTTCCAAAGTTAAACTATTGTAAACAGCCATCTTTCCACCTCCTTAGCTCCTTATCCAGAAGCAACCTGTGCGGCTGCCATAGTCCTCAAATCTGCTGTTTGTGCCTATAATTAAATATGTCGTAGCGTGTAAATTCTTCGCATCTACACCTGTATTATCAGCGGTTAAAACCTCTTCTGAGCCTTTATAAATGCTCATGCCGTCCTCGTCAATTTTCGTGCTCATTTCTGAGTTCGTTTTACTGATTGTCAATCCGCTATCATCAAACTTAAAACCTGTTGAGGTTGTGACTTTGCTTGCACCCTTTGCAACCTCAGTACTAATTGCAAGCTGCACTTGTTCGCTCGTCATTGTTGCATTGACTTTATTTGTCAATGACTCAAACTGAGCGGCATTGCTCTGGTTTTGTTCACCAATACCCTTTTGCATATCAACAATCGTGCTATCAATGTCGCTTTGTTTTTCAACAATGGTTGCAACACTTGCAGATATATTATTTTTTTCAACTTTAAGCTGTGAAATGTCTGTTGTATTTGTCTTTTGCTGCCCTGTAATAGCGTTAATCTCAGCCCAAGCTGCATCGCAAACAGCGGTTGTGTATTCTGTGCCTGTGGGATTGTTGTAAACTATTTTGCTTCTAGTCCAAATATATTTACCCTCTTCCCATGCCGGTTGTGATGCACTCCATTGGCCTCCTGCAAGCTCTGTCTGTGAGGTGCTAATGTAATACTCAGTTGTGACGCTAGTAATGCCTCTACCATTTGTGCCGTTTTTGCCATCAACACCATTAATTCCGTCTTTGCCGTTAGTGCCATCTTTTCCGGGAGTGCCATCCTTACCGGGCGCACCATCAGCTCCGGGAGCACCGTCTTGTCCATCTTTACCATTTTGGCCGTCTGCACCTTTTGCACCAGCTATGCAAGTGGCATTGCGTGTAATGCTTGTGTCATCTGTGTAAGTAACTTTTTGTCTGCTCCACATGTACTTGCCCTCTTGCCATGTAGGTGCTGTTGTGCTCCATGAGCCACCAATTGCAGAAGTGGTGCTAGTGCTTAGATAATATTCAACATCCACTTGCTTAACTGTCTTTTTAATCGCTTGAGTCTGGCTATTCATTTCAGAGGCTAGTAATGTTATCTGCTTTTGCTGCTTATCAACTCTGGCATATGTTTGTTTGATTGCGTCTCCTAAACTTGTGGGATTGCTCTCAGTCTCAGTGCTGTTTGCGTCATACTTCCATTGTGTTTTTTCAGAAAGTGAGCCATCATATTTTATAGTGTCATTCAGCAAATAAGCAGTTAAGGCTTTATTGTCTTTGGTTGTTAAGCTGATTTTATCTCCCACTTCAAGCGCTGGGTTGCCTCGCCAAGTACAATCGAATACATCAATGCTAATGTCACCAATGGTTGTTATAGCATTGTGCACCAGAGCGGCTATATCTTCGCGCAACTCCCAAAAAGCATTGTCTCTTACATATTGAGTGCTACCAACAAGAGTAGTGCTCTCACTGACATTATCGCCAAGCTCAGTGCACATGCATATTGTTTGCAGCCTGTGCCCCACTCCGCTTTTTAGCGTGATATATTTTGATTTATCAATGCTAATAACAGCGTTACCGCTCTTATCAAGCTGCTTGAAGCATAATTTATTATTGGCATCTAAAAAGTAAATAGTTTGTGTAGCCTCTGCCACATCATCAAGTGCCTCTCTTAGTGTTTCAGTTCCATCAAAATTTGCGCCATTTGGATAGCTCAAAATAAAATTAGTGTGCCCTGTTGCAGACACACCAAGCACAGAAGCACACGCTTCAACAAATTGTTTTATTGTGTATGGCTTAGTAAGCACCAATTCGCTTACAGTGTGCTCAGAAGACTTATAAATGGCATCATACGCAGTTACAGATAACTCATTAGTATTCTCATCCCTGTGCACTTCTGATACCTGAAAAGTGGGATATATCTTATATTCTGTAGTGCCATCTGGCAACTCTGCGCCAAGGCTAATCTTTATAGTGTTGGCTGTTGAAATATTTATCTCTCTCTGCACATCAATCAAATGCACATTGAGTCTATGGCAAATGCCAAAACCAAAAAACTTACCATCTTCTCCGACACGCTGAATGTCAAAGCTTATAATTTTATCCGCTTGTGTATAAGTAGCCACCAAAGTAGAGCCATTATATAGCTCTACCTTGGCTTTAATTCTACGCACAGAGGCGGAAATAGCAGAATTATATGCGCTTGTTGTAGCTAGCATATTTCCACCTCCCTTTTATAGCTCATTAAATTTGAGATTGAATTTCTGATACATTATTTTTGAATCCTGAATCGTGTAATAGCTAATATCATGTGATGCAATGATGCAGCTTACACCAGTTTCAAGCGCATTTGTCTTTGGATTGCGAAAACTAATGCTTACGCTAAAGGCATCTATTGCAGCCAATAACTTAGCCATTGCAGTTGCATCGAGTGGAATTATCTCCACCTCAAACGTGCGCTTTTTGTTGACGTAGTCAACTACTGTGTCACAATTTGCGTTCTGTTGGGCATTATAATTAACATCTGTGCTAATTTTAAGGCCGCTAACATAGGCGCTAAAATCTGTGCTGCCAATTTTAAAGTAAGCCATAATTCCACCCCCTTTATACTAGATTTAATGCTAAGCTGCCGCGCTGTCTAGTAAGCGCATTAATGCTATCTACGCTAATTTCGGCAAAAGTCTTGCCATCCACTTGCATGATAATAGGCCGATTGCCGCCCATCTTGCTAGACAATCTATCAGAAATCTTATCAAGCCATTGTGTGTTGTTTTCAAGAGGCACAATTGCCTCAGCACCAGCCTCTCCTAGGCCGCTTAATCTGCCTCCATTATTAAACAGTGTCGGCGCATCAAAAACACCGCCTTTAGCGTACCAGTCAATACTAAACTTAGGCACTTTAGGCGGCATCAAACTAAATTCACCGGAAATACTAATGTGCGGCATTTTAAGCTTCGGCAAATGCCACTCAAAGTTAAAGAAGCCTTTGATTTTATCAATCACGTTTTTAACTGTCTGCTTTGCTGCTTCTAGCTTGTCCTTTATTCCCTGCTTGATATTGTCGAATATATTTACAACTGTCTCTTTTGCGGCATTGAAGCCATTGCTAAATTTCTCCTTAATGTTGTCTACGACATTGCTAACCGTCTCTTTTGCGGCCTGAATTTTCTCCCTAATGCCGTCTTTGATTCTGGTAAAGTGCTCAATCACCTTGTCTTTTGCCGCTTGAATTGTGTCGCTCATCTTCTGCTTAATGGCATTAAATTTTTCGCTAATAGCCTCTCTAATGCTGTTCACCTTATCCGCAATGCCTTGCTTTAGATTGCCGAACCATTCTTTCACGGCCTCAACTGCGCTTTCGATGGTTGAAACCATCTTATCCCACACTTCTACAACCTTTTCTTTTATCTCATCCCAATGCTTAACACAGAGGACAATAACCGCAATAACAGCGGCAATAGCAGCCACAATGAGAATATAAGGCGCAAGAGCCACTAAAGTAGCAGCAGCGCTAGCTAGTTGTGCAGCGATAAGTGCACCAAGAGAAACAACCTGTGCTGCATCCATAGCTGCTTTAATTGCAGCCACAGCATTATAGGCAATAACAGCAGCAGTAACAACACCTACAGCTACCGCAACCGCTGTTAGGATTGGCTCAACAGTGCCCCAATTTTCAATGACGAAATTAACAACATCAGAGACTATATCGTTCACTGTTTGTATTGCACTAACTATATCGTCAAAAATGGCTTGTGCTTCGGGGTGGTCAGCAAGCGCATTATGTATGCTTTCAACCAAGGAATCAAAGAATTCTCCAATTCTTGGCGCAATATTATCAATGACTTGCGAAACTGAATCAATCAAATCTTGTGTGAGTTGATTAATATCAGCATCATTATCCATCAAGCCTGTTAACCAGTTTTGCCATGCCGCTTTCATCATGGCAATGGTGCCTTCAATGGTAGTTGCTGCTTCTTTGGCACTTGTGCCTGTAATGCCCATTTCTTCTTGAATGGCGTGAATTGCTGAATACACATCGCCTAGGTTACTAATGTCGTAATGCACACCAGTTAGCTTTTCTGCATCTGCTAATAAGCGTTCCATTTCTTCCTTCGTGCCGCCATAGCCAAGCTTCAAGTTATCCAGCATTGTGTAATTCTGCTTCGCAAAACCCTGATAAGCATTTTGGATAGACTCCATCGAGCTACCCATTTTATTAGCGTTATCGGCCATATCTGTAATAGCCATATCAGTAATTTTTGCTGCTTCTGCTGTGTCTCCGCCTAAGCCTTGCAGCAAGCTAGCACTAAAGCTTGTTGCAATATCCATGTACTGATTTGCGCTCATTTGTTGATTCTTATAAGCGTCTTTTGCATACTGCTCAACAGTGCCAGCGCTGTCCTTGAAAAGAGTCTGTATACCGCCAACAAGCTGCTCATAGTTGCCATAACAATCAAGTGCTTTTTTGCCAAGTGCGACAACACCTGCGCCAGCAGCAGCCGCACCAGCAGTAATAGCTTTGCCAATCGTCTTGCCAACTTTTGCTACACCATCACCCATTTTTTTGATAGTGCTATTAGCATCTTTAGCATATTTTTTTACTTCGTCTTTGAAGCTACCCATTGATTTTTTTGCTTCTTCTAAGCCTTTCTTAAATTGGGCAATCTCGGCTTTGATAATTACTTTTAACTCTTCATTCATTTGCATCCTCCTTTCCAAATTTTTTGTTGAAAGCTTCCGCAAATTGTTTAAATCGAGCCGCTGATAATTCATCTTGTTTTTCTTGCTTTTCTTCTTGCATTTTCTCTGCATCAAAAATATTTGGATATGCTTCTTCAATGGAGGGCATTTTGGTAGACTTGTTATAAATACGTCCTACACTAACACCAATTAAGTCAGCTAGTTGATAGTCAAAATAAGCCTGTTCCTGCGTCTTTTGTTTTTTCATTCTTCGTTTGCTCTCAAACAACCGCTCTAGCTCGGCAAGTGTCATATCCCAAAAATCAGATTCAGGTATTCCCCAATCAAGTGCATTATCCAATATTTTGAATATGGTATCACTAAAAAAAAAGGGAGCTGGGCTATCATCAACCCTGCCCCCCTCAATTAGTTTTTTTCGCATTTATCATTCTCTGGAATCAAGCCAGACGCTTTATATATATCAATAATAACCTTAATAAAATCACTGGCACTATGTCCATCTGCTATGTAATCATCATAAATATCATAAGCATCATTAAGCGTTAGCCCATGATTAAGTTGCTGCAAACTTGCATTGAGCACAGCCACCATAGTAGTTACTGTGGGGAATGTTTCACCATCACCAAAAATAGCTACAGGATTGCACCCAATCTGCTTTTCAAGCATAACAATATTTCTCGTGTTAAGTCTTAGCTTGTAATCCTTATTACCAGCAGTAAAATCAACATACATCATAAATCTCTCTCCTTTAAATTGAAAATAGTAGTGGAGAGTGGAGAGAAATACTCTCCACTACTCCCAATTGGGTTATATCAAGCAGCAGTGCCCCAAGTCATGGCGCTGTTAGGCTTAACCTTTAGTGTGTAAGTTAGTGCAGCATTAACGCCAACACCAGCAAGAGTTACAGAGCAAGTGCCACTAAAAGTGCAAGTAGTATTGTCTGGGAGCGTCACCTGCCAAGAGCAAGAACCAGTTAGTCCCTGTAGAGTCGTAAACTGCTCTTTCTCATAAAGAAAAGTAAATCCTAGAGAATCACCATAGTTTAAAATGCCATCTGTATACATATGTGCGGCATCAGCTAGAGTAGTGATTTCGATAGCTTCGGCCTCGCCGCCTAAGTCAGGAATTTCCTGTAAGTTTGTTAGATTGGTAAAAGAAGCAGCTTCCCCACTCTTATAACCAAGCTTAATTCCCTTAGAAATAGTTGCCATATTTCATACCTCCAAATTTAAAAATCTTCGTGTGCTAAACACTCATAAGTCATAATTTTTTGAATCATCGCAGAATTGTTGTCATACATCTCATTGCAGCCAACTCTTTTAAAACCAAGTGTGCGTAATTTCTTATCAATCTGCAATGCGTATTTCTGCAAATCTGCTATTTGTGTGCCCCATACTTTAATTTGATATTGCAAGCGGCTGTAGCCTAGAGTATCTCCTTCTTCTGCTGCCACATTGGATAGCTCCATGTAGCTAATGCAAGGTGTCTCTAGGCCGCTGTGCAATGTCATTTCAAAATGCACTGGAATACCAATAGTTTTGAGGGCACTAACAAGGTTGCTATGATAATCAATCATTGAGTAAGCCCTCCTTTATTAATGTAATGATTTTTTCTCGATTCTCGTTGAGCGCTGGGCGCATATATGGCTGTGGGTGCTGTCCCCTTGTAATATGCGTTTTTCCCTTATCATCTTTGTAGAGCCAAGGCACATCTTTGCGCCCATCTCCCTTTTCAGCGAAAAGGCCAGTGCCATACTCAACATATGGCGCATATTCTAGTGGGCTATAAATGTCCGCATTAATCTCATTACCATCTGTCTCAACTTTGCTTGCAATACTACGCCTCAATGCGCCTGTGTCTTTGGGTGCTTTCTTTTTTGCTTCTTTCTCTACTAAGGAAGCAGCCTTGCCTACAGCCTTTTGAATGCCATCTAAGTCATATAACTTGTTCAGTTTATAAAGGATTTTGTCATATCCATTAAATTCCACATCGGCCATTACTCGCACCTCGCCATGTACACTTGTTTGAGTCTGCCATATGGATAGACATAGAGCACCTTGAGCCTATCAGAGTTGTATGCTATTACATATTTGTCATTTATTTGTGCATCGCTTGTAAGCCCAATATACTCTGCTTGTGCATAAAGCACATTATCCTCAATACGCTTAGAGAGCACATTAATTGCCATTTTTACAGTGCCTTTTTTGTCGCTTAAAGCCGGTTGCCCATATGCATCTAACTCGCCATAAATACAATAATCGTAGTTTCTCATTTGAGAGTTAATCATATGTTACACCACCTTAATACGGCGCTTGCGGTTGAGTACAGCTAATATGTCTGCCGGATAGCCGTCAATATATGACGCAGAAACACCACTATAGCTTTCATTTGCAAGCCCCTCTGTGCCCATGCGGTTTAGTTTAATCACAGCAATGCGCTCTGCTATAATCTCTAATTCGTAGTCCAGCTCACGATTGCAATAACCTTGTACTTCGGCTAATGCCATCTTGATAGCTAAACCAATTTGAGCGTCAGAATAATTAGTAGCAGCATCGCCAAGCATTAATTTAACTTCTTCAATCATTTTGTAACCTCCTTTTTATTGGGAGGGGAGGTTATCCCTCCCCATTATTAAATTGTCAATCAGGAAGCGGCCTCAGAAATCTTGCAAGCCTTGGTTGCATCAGTGAGCGCAACAATGTAGCAGTCACGGAGATAAATGCTATTCTTGCGCTTGTCGGCGTCGCGCTCCTGCTCAACTTCAACATCCTTCTTCATGAAGAGTGTAACAGCTTCCTTGTTGAGCACATAAGCCTTGTCACTGAGAGCCTTAGTAGCAATCACAGGAATACCAGCAATTGTGCCGACTTGTCCGTTATAAATTACATCGCCCATGTGTGCAGCCTTGTAATCTGCATCCTTACGGAGTGCAGCTTTCCATGCGTTAGGAATGATAATGAAAAGGCTGCTCTCATCTTCAACATTGAGTTCAGAGATAGCGTCAACAATGACATCATAAGAGAGAGCCTTGCCCTTAGCAAAGGTAACACCCTGTACTAGTTCAGCACTACCGGCAGAATTCTTTGTAGCAAGAGCTGCATAGAAATCAGAAGTCATTTTGTTAGTCATGACCTGAGTTGCACCCTTGAGCATGAAGTCAACAATTAAATTGTCCTTCATGAAGTCCTCATCAAAATAATCAGCGGCCTGTTGCACCATCTTGACAGTGTAATCCTTGCCGACATAGGCAATAGAGCCTCTGGTAGATGCAGTGTTGCCAACACCAACAGCTAGCTCCTCGGCAACGCCTGAATAAGTGTAAGTATTAATCGTTTTAATCATGCCAGAAGTAGCGGTTAGGCTATTGTCAACAGTCATCATGCTTCTTGCATTAACCTGAGTAGTAAGTAAATCCTTTGCCTTTGCTTCGATAACCTTATTATTAAAAACAGTATTAGCCATAATAAAAATCTCCTTTAATTAAATAATTTTGAAAATAGTTCTGGTTGTTCAGTTGCCAGTTTGTCTAATTCTGCCATACTCATCTTTTTGGCAGATTCTTTTGTAATTTCAGAAGAAGAGCCGCCATTACCCTTTGGGCTGTTATTGGCTAGGCGCTTCTCAACTTCGGCCTTAACAGTGGCCTTAAATAGCTTGTCAAGCATATCAATGTTGGCCTGTGCTTGCTCAATGTCCTCTCCGATATTGATAATATCGGCAAATTCAGCGCTTAAACCTCTGCTTGATAAAACACTCTTGAGCTCTGATTTATTAGCCTCAATCTGATACTTTGCTAGCTGTTCCTCTAGCTCTGCAATGCGGTTGTCCTTTTCAGCCTTGGCTCTCTCGTCTCCGTCAAGCTGAGCTAAAGAGAGCTGCTTTTGATATTTCTTTTCTTGCTTCTTAAGAGCATCAGTAACCCTCTTGTCGCTTTCAGACTGAATTAGTTTTGCAACCTCTTCGGCAGTAAAAGTTTTGCTCTGCTCTTGATTATCATTGTTCTCATTCTCATTAACACTAGTGTTGTTCATATTATCATCCATAAAAATACCTCCATAAGTTCTAGCTCGTTGACTAGCCCTTTAATTTAATATTGAGTTGCTTGTTTAACGTCTAGCCCCTCAAAAAGACAATAAAAAAGAAGCCTAACCAGTGTTAGACTCCTTATTAGCTAAGATATTGTTTTGTGTATTGCGTTTGCTTGAATTGCGGCTTGCCCTCTACTATTTCCATCTCTAATACAACTGGAGCGGGAGTTTCATCTAAAAGCCCTCTTTTGCCTTTTTCGTAATCGACATATTGTATTATCAGGTCATTTTTGCCCCAACAATGCCCCATCTTTTTCGCTTTGGAAAAATCCAGTCCATTATCATCGCAATATTTTTTTATCTCTCGTTCATACTTATCAAAAAGACTCTTCATAAACTCTCACCTACTTATTATCAAATGTTCTAAAATCGCCTTTCGCATTATAGATTACGGAAACTTTTTGCTTAAATTGCTTCAAAATCAAGTAATCTCCCTCTGAGGCTTGCAAAACAAACGTATCTAAGCCCGGATGTGTGTGGCCACTCCATTTATAGCCCTCTTCCGCAAGCTTCTGCGCCGTCTCAACATCGACATTAACACTATAGCTGTCCCCTCGAATAATTAGCCTATCTCCGCCCTTTGTAAACATAGCAAACTCAACGCCTGTTTCAGCGGTTAAAGCGGCTAAGTCTGTCATATTTACGTGGTTTTTGCTGACAATAATACGGCTATCATATTGAGGCATTGCATCCAATAGCTTTTGCTGCCTATTATTCAGCGGAACGCCATAACTCCATACTGCATTAGCTTTGCCCTTACCTGTGTTGCGCTGCTCTATGGGGTTATTTATCATTATATCATCTGTTCTCTTTGTGTCAATCACCGGAATAATGCAGCACCGGCAATTAGGATGCGCAGGAATCGGGATTTGCGCATTAATATTAAACTTCTTCTTGTCCAGTCTTGCGCATATATCACATGTGCGGCTATCCGTATCAGCTAATATCTCTACCTGCTGAATGCCATAGCTCTTATATCTGTCCTTAGCAGCTTGAGTCTCAATGTGTGCAATCTCAGTTCTGGTAATTGTCTCAGCCCTGTGATAGCTCACATTAAAGCGCTCCATAAGCGTCTGCTTTAACTGTGTAGTTTTTTTGCCGCTAACAATGCAGTCAATCAGGCTATCATTCAATGTCTGTTGCAAGTCGCTGATATTATTCCACACTCTGGTGCTCCATGACTTGCCATCAGCGCACCATATTTCTTGTGCTACCCTTGCAGCGGCTTGCTCGTTAATAGTATTAAATGCGGCATCTGATACCATAGCTGTAATTGCTTGTTTATCATCACTTAAAGCCACATATATATGCCTATATTCCGCTTCAAATTGTTTAGACATTACATTACACTGCTTGTCTCCAAGGCTCTGCAAACGCTTATTTAATTGCGCTTGCATCTGATAATACTTATCTAGCTTATATAAGTCAGCAGCAGTAACAGGCTTGCCCTCTTCGGCTTGGTTGAGTACCTTGTCATAAACAGCTTCAAAGTCCTTAATGGTTGACTGCATCGCATTTGCATAATACTTGGTTAGTTGCTTATTTACTGCATTAATGCTTTTGTCGCTGTAATTCCTCTGAGCGGCTAACATCCTCCTTCGCCAATAATCCATGAGTCATCACTCCTCTTGGTTACTGCCAAAGTTATACAGCTCCATATTTTTTTGTTTCTGCTCTTGCACTCTGTCAAGCTCTGCTTTAACATCCGTCACCTGTGGAATCATACTTAAGAGTGTTTCATCGCTTACAGTGCCCTTGAGCGCATTAACGATATTAACAATGCTTGTGTAGTCTTCCGGAATGTTGCGCTTAAATGTAATTTGAATATCTCTATAGACTTCTTCTCCAAGCGTTAAAGAGGCCACACCAGCAATTAGCTCAATGCGGCGCTGTAGCGCTTTCTTCATGTTGCTTTCAATAGCTGCTGCCTTTGTCTCACATCCAGTAAGGCGATAACGAATAGCAATACCTGAGCTAACACCGCCCACAAATGTCTCGCTGCTAAAGTCAGGGCATTTTGCAATGCGGTAAATATTATCATGCACACGCTTTAAAATATTTTCAATCTGCGTGTCACTTGCATTTTTGGTTAACCAATCAGCAGTCGCGCCAGAAGGTAAAATAAGCACTCTATTTGCCTTCATCGCGGCTATATCTTCTTCCTCGGCATCTACTCCCTCAAGAGTTAAATAAGCATCGCAAAACGCACTAAAATCATCAATCTCGCCACTAAGCAGCTCATTATAGGCATCTTGTAAAGTAATAATGCACTCAAAAATGCTGCGCTCGTCCTTATCGAGATAGAATATATTAGCTGGGCACTGATTGAAATAATGCGACTCTTCTGAAACAAATTCTAAGCCGCCCTGTGTGCCGTGCATCTGATAGTGTTTAATAGAGGTATCACTATAAACGTCCACATTATATAAGTCGCTATTATCCCAATCATTAGTTTTGTACCAGCGCACAAAATGAGTTAATTCTTGCGTCAAGCAATCATCATAAACGCCAAAGCAGCTAGTAGGCTCAATTAATCTGAATCTAACTTTGCCTTGTTCGTCTGTGTACATCAATTCAGCAGCAACACCATAAATAAGTGCAGCATTCAAAAAATCGCTATCTTCGTCTTGATAGTCATTGTATCTGAGGCAATCCATAATGCTATCAATGTCATTATCACTGCTATAGCTGATATATCCGGGTGAGGCTATGTAACCACAATAACTGCTCACAATATCCGCACAGTAATTAGTCACGACTCTATTACATGGCTTAGATTCATCTGCATAACTTTTGCGTAATATTGCCTGTGTGCCATCATAGTAGTTTTTGTACTTTTGTAGCTTCGGCAAAACGTTACTATGATACTTGCTAATCATCTTGTATAGCAAATCTGGTGTAAGCTCTGTTTCTCTATTTAAATTAAACATCTTTTCACCTCTTAATATTCAACACCATATCTATCAAATAGGGTTTTTACTTTTTCATTTTTTAGAATTTTCTTTTGCTGTCCTGAATTGAGAGCATCATACATAGTTTGCAGCGCAGTTTTTGTTTCTATCTTAACGACAGCAACTTTATTATTTAAATCTACCTTTTTCACCTTACTGCACCCCCAACTCAGCTAGAGCAGCTATATAATCTGCCTCAGTAGCATCTTCTGAGAAATAATCTTCACTTTCAATATAAACATATCCCATACTGGGTAAATCAATTGCCTCTGAGTATTTAACACCATCTCTTACGACATACTTTCCAATAGTGGAGTAGGTGCGCACAAATTCATTCCCATTAATTATAATTGTTTCTGTCTTAATCATGTTGTTACCTCCCCACAAATATCTGGATAATCTTCAATTGCCCTAAATTGTGCTGCATAAGTTACCCAGTTTGTAGCCGCTTTATAAGCCTCAATTAGGGATTGCGGAACATATATATAACCAGTTCCTTTCTCTATTGATGTAAGTTTAAGTGCATTTTTATTACTTAGAGTGCACATTTGTGTATTCGGCAAAATTAGAGTTTCAATAGAGCCAGAATATGCAAATCCATTCTGATTAATATTCTGTAATGCGGGAAATTTAAGCTTAACAAGTGCAGAACATGACATAAACATATTAGTGGAAACTTCTGTTAACATTGGCATTTGTACGTCGGCTAAATTTGAGCAGGCAGTAAAAGCATTGCCTCCGGATGCAGCAACTAATGGCAAACTAACACTTGTTAAATTCGAGCAGCCATAAAAAGCATACCACCCAAGACTTGTAATTCTTGAATTTGAATAACTCGTGATAGTTCTGCTGATTATTGCATCCTCAATATCTGTGCTTCCACCACCGCCACTAGGCTTAACATAGCTAACCCCTATATCGCCCTCACAATACTTGCCAGCAGTCTTTAGCGTCTTGCTGCCGCTTGCATTCATTTCTTCGATTGTAGAGCCTTTATAAGTCAATGTAACATCTGCCATTACTCAACACCCCCATCATACTTAGGGAGTGTAGCAAGCGTTAAATAGCCTTTTTCGCTTAGTGCGCTGTTCGTGACATAATCGCCTGCCGGTGCTTTCTGTGCTAGTCCATCATCCACATACTCCTTCGTAGCAATTTGCTTAGCTGTTGTTGGAGCAGCGGCCACCTCAACTTGCCGAATAGAGGGAGTATCTCCAGAGTCGCTAGCATACGCAGCAAGTGGGATGGACGTATAGCTAATGTAGTTATTTGCGTATTCTGAGGCAGTAATATTGTAAGCCCGTGTAAAAGTATTTCCGTTAGCCTTATCCGCGCGCAACGCAAATCCTTTTCGGCTATCGGAAGCAGAATAATAACTCCACATGCGAATTACAGTTTGGGGAGAAAACGGAGAATCATAAATGTAAAGAACATTTGACGGATATGTATAACTGCCATAAAAGTCATTACCGAATATTCCATTTTTGATAAGCGTTGCAAAGCTTTCGACAGTTGCGTCTATTATGGCCGGAGTCATATTCAAACTATTCAAAAGTAAACCAAAACGCGATATTGCTGTTTTCATGTCACCTGTTGCCGTCGAGTAATCGAGAGGAAGCATTACCCCATTTTTTACGAATACAGTTTGATTTTTAGTGTTAAACCCGAATGGTAAAATACATTCAACAGGTAATAATCCGTTAGCGGTATCTACAGCCCCGATATTTTCACGCGCCTGTTTCTTCTGCTCATCAGTTAATGTCTGTTTAGTATATTCAACTACATGAGCTGGAATTTTGCCCTCAACCGCTTCAAGCTCAGACTTTGTAGCAAGTCCTGCAATCTCTGTTTTCAACGCGCTATTAGTAGCAAAGTCGCTATCATTTTCAAGCTGACTAATCTTGCTGGGAATGTCAATTACAACATCGCCTGTCATGCCATTAACGCTATCAACAGCGCCTCCACCTACTTGTTTAATAGGTGCTTGCAAAGTAATAGTTGCATTGCTGTTTTTCAGTTGTAGTGGCATTCGCTTCACCTCCCTATGTAAATAGGTGCAGCAAAGCCAAGACTAGCACTCTTGTAGCTAATGCGATACCAATAGCGGCCTAGCTTGCCTTGTGTGCTGTCTGCTGGAATGGTAAACACCCATGCATCATTTGTAAATCGGCCTTGGAATTCACCTAAAAATTCTTGATTTTTATCATAAAATGATAAGCTGCATCCGCTTGTAATATCTTTGCCGTCTGCATCTTGAATATCTGCAATAATGTTAATATCTTCGCCGCCAATTGCACGGACGACGTTATAAAGTAATTCAATCATATAAATATCAACTCCTATAGTCCCAATAGGGATTTATCAAACGTTCTTAGTTTTGTCATTGTGTAAATGTCGCTATAAGCATATCGGCAAGCATCTATTGCGTGACTCCATTCGTGTGTCGTGTCCTCTGTCCATTCACCTGTTACTTTGCTCTTTATGTAACTAAAGTTTTCAAGCTCAGCTATAAAATTCTTGCACTTTGGATGCACCATAATTAAATTGTCTTGCAAGAACATAAGGCCAGCTTTTACACTGTCCTTTCCCTTTGCACAACCTGTAGCATTAATACCTTGCGTCTTAAAATATTGAATGCTCCTAGGCTCTGCGCTATCTACTGAAATTTTACACCTTTGTAAACCCATATCTTTAATTGCTTGCGCCAATTCGCTTAACTGACAGCCGCTCTTGTAAAACTCATTAAATACATAAATTGTCTTATTCGCTTTATCATAAAGAGTATCAATAATTGCGCTTTTATCTATCCAGCCCAAATCCATGCCACATCTATGCTCTAAGCCTTGTGAGGCAAGCTGCATTGCATCAAATTCTTGCTCTCTCCAATTTTTAATAACTAGTCCATCTGGATTTGTGCCCCACAAGCCATCACAGAAAATTCTTGCTTTAGCTGGATTTGTCTTGTAAAGGCTCTCTAATTGTCGCACATATTGTGCATCAAGAAATGGATTATCTCTAAATGTAGAGTGAGTATAGATTGCATCCTCTGGCAACTCTTCTGCTGAAAACTTATAAAGCCAACTATTAATGTTAATTGGATTCCATGCCATGAGTATCTGCTTGTTTGCATTGCCGCCTCTCAAACGCAAGTTAAGCTGCTCGACAATATCCCTTGGCACTTCAAATACCTCTTCGACAAACACACAAGTAATACCGGCAATAGATAACAGCTTTGTTTCATCATCCAACCCGAGAAAGATAATCTCAGTGCCACTTGGCAATGTAATTACCATATTTGTATTATTAATATTACAATATTGAATAATTTTCCACTTTGTTAGTATTTCTTTGAATAACGCAAAGCAGCTATTGCGCAATGTTGTGCCGTATCTTCTGCAAACAAGTATTTTAATGCGCTCATTTAGGCCGCGAATAATCAACTTCTGCGTGATAAAGTAGCTTTTTGCGCTACCAGCAGAGCCGCAATATAGCTCCCATCTGTGCGAATAATCAAATAATAAAGGATAAAACTTAGGTACAAATAAATCCTTGCTCAACTGTAAATCAATCATCCGCAACACTAACCTTAATAATATTGGTATCTAGTTGTATTTGTTGCTGCTCAGGCTGCTTATAGCCGACATAATTCAGTAAATATTCAATCGCTTTTTGGTTGCCCTTATTGGCATTCTCCATAAGCTTTTTAACCGCTAATGCTTCATAGCTTCTAAACGTCTTTTCGCATAAATCATGATAATATTCCTGAAATTCTGGCAATTTGCGCCACACATAAATCGTGCTTGTATTGCACCCAACACGCTCTGCATATTCCTCTTTTGTCAGTTGCGGCTCTGCTACCATCAATTCCGCAAGTCTTATCTGTCTTGGCTTCAACATAACAGCCACCTCCTTTGTATTACTTAAAAATCCTCACTAAATGCACGATTTTTCAGGTTAACCCTATGAATAGGTATAATTACCCTCCCAAAGTGTCAACCTGAAAAACCATAAATAATTGTATTAAATTAGCATACTATATAATCACAATCTAAATCCCACAAAATAGTATCTTCTGGCAGTATGCCGCAAAGCGCACACTTGCTGTTGTTCTTCTCGTAGCATCTAACTTTTCGTAGGACATTATTTTTTAAGTATTCTCTTAACTCCGCGCAATCAACAATAAATGTCTCGCCGCTATAAGCATCCCTATATGCAATAAAATGATTGTCTAAGTTTGCTGCAACTATCTTCGGCCACCAGCCTATTTTTTTGCGCCAAATATCGCTTTTGTATTCAACCACAAAGTTGCCTGTGTTACAGTGCGCATAATCGTTTTTCACTTCAAAGTGTAAAATCTCTCCGTTATGCAGCACGTCGCGCACCAAAAAATCAACACTCTTCTGCTGCCACTTCTCGACTTCGCTAACATCCTTGACGTTTTTCGCGCCATACTTTTTAATTAAATATTTCTCAAAGGCTTCCTCACCCGGCTTGCCTTGCGTTTCTATGCATTTGCAAAAATCATCCCATACTTGACTCATTATTAAAGCACATTAACAAATGTACTTTTTTGTTTCTGCTAACTGTTAATCTCCATGTGGAGCTCCTTTCTTTATAATTCATTAAAAATTGCGTATAAATGCCCATTTTTTGAGCATCAAACTACTTCCCTATGTAATTACCCTTCTAAGTAGAAGGATGCAAAAATACATTATATATTAGCTATTTTCTAAGGTAACGTTTTGCGCCCTTAGAAAAAACGATAGCAAATTACTTTCTTTTTGTAACTGTCAAAGTCGAACGCAAATACCTTATCAATGCCAAAGCGCTCCTTGATATACTTACTCATCATCGACTCATCGGCTTCATCAAAGCGCATTAATTGATTGTTTAGCACCATTTGTCCCTCATTAAAATCAATGTATAGCTTGTCAACATAATCAACCATGAACCACACACACAGGAAGTTGTTTAGACTTGCCCATTCATCATTGTCTAGCGTAACAGTAACGTCCTCAACGAATGCACCAAAATTATCAAAATTAAAATCACTAATCTTCTTCATATTCATTACCTCCATCAATCATTAATCATGCTCTTCGATAAACTTGCAATTCATGCGCTCATTCCACGCTGCATCATACTGCGTATGTACTAAATCTAATAATTTTCTATACATCATCGCTGTATCAACATGGTTAAAATCATCTGGCACGTTAATCTCAATAATCATTTTCTTCATATTCATTCTCTCCTTCAAAATCTTATAAATATATACGTTTTTTAGTCATTAAGCACAAAGCAAGGGAAAGTATACCAGCAAGCAGCTATGTACAAATTCCCTCGCTATTTGTTCGTTTTTTAGGCGCAAGAGGCATTAATGCCCTGTTGCAGATAGTCTCCATAAGACATATTGCAAACCATTTTACCATTGCAGTCTTGATGATAACCAAAAGCATTCTTTTTCGCATTGTAGCTATCAAAGCTATACTCTTTGTGCTTGTCCGCAAAATCAGTAAAGGTATTGATATCTAGTCCTACATAAGCAAGACACCTGTCTAATGTTGTTTTACTAGTGCCGCCAATATAGTCAATAATAGATTTGTGTTCAGCATAAAGTGCATCATCTTTGGCACGCTCTGCCTTTTGCCGCTCTTGCTGTTTTGCTCGTAATAGTGCATCAATGCTTTCTAGTTGCTCTCTCGTTATTGCTTTTAGATTGTATTTCTGTTTAATGTCATTGTACGACATATGTCCTTTATAGTCTCTTTTGATAGACTCTAACTCTTTCTCTTCTAAATCTTCTATCTCTCTCTTCTCTTCTTCGGCAAGAGTGCTTGCACTCGCAGGCTCAGATACAGAATCAGATACAGATACAGAATCAGATACAGATACAGATACAGAAAGGTTATTGGGGTTATTGGGGTGTGTTTTCTTGTAAGTAGTAACTCTGTTCTCTATGTTGCTGACAGAGCACCCCAATTTAGCAGCAATCTGCTTATTAGTCATTCCTTCTTGTTTCATCTGCATAATCTCTTCTGTAGAAATCTCTGTAGGACGTCCACCTTTTTTGCCATTATTAACTGCTTTATCATATCTCTCTTTTGCGTTTCTCATTGATGGGATAGCTTGCACATAAATCATGTTTACAAATGGATTGTCACTCTCTGGCTCAATGCCATAGAAACCATAGTTTAGTAATCCTTGGGTTGCTTCCCACTTTAATTCTGTTGTTGGAAGATAGTTAATTGCTGCATATGCGCTCTCATAAAATACCATTGAGGTTTTTGTATTCTCGTTACTCATAATTTTTATCTCCTTTACATTGTGTTAAATTCTTTATCATTCATTATCGCTGAGCTCTCTTAAAGGGCTCATATTCTGCTAAAGCTGCTTCAAGCTCCGGTGTATTTTTATATATCCAGTTCTTGTAATGCGGATTTGTTGCATCTGGTTGTATTGCGTTCGGGAATAGATTCTTGCTTACTAAGTAATCAAGCAGCCTAATTCTTTTCACCACATAGATTGGTGACTTGTGTTTACATTCTTTAACTTCGTTCATTTTCAATTCCTCCCTTAAAAAAATTAAAAAAAATACTAGCCCACATCTGGAGTTGAACCAGATTAAAAGCACCGGCGTGAGCATATCTACTTGCCTATCATTGTAGGTGTAATTTTGAAGTTTGATACATACAAATGTCTATAGCTTCTATAATTTTGTATTGTGAATGAAGAGGTTAACCGTAACATCATACGATTTTTTATTTTTCCTAATTATGCCACATTTTTCTAGTTTTGTCAAATTTGCTACTGCTTCAGGAATTGCTACTAATAGTTCTTGTTCCATGGTATTCCTCCGTTTCGTTTCGTAGAATTTATATATACATGTGTCAGCATATATATACCATATAACTATTTCTCGACCCAACTTCTTGAGTAGAACAGTATATAAATGTGTATAATTTTTGTATAAAGCTATAATTTTGTACTGTAAATAAAAGGGCGACCTACTGAATTTTTTTCTTCTTCTTTGCCTGATATGCACGTTTATTCTGTTGCGATTTAATGATTTTATCATGTTGGTTCTTACAATCTACACATCTGCAAGTCTCATTATCAAATTCACTGATTTCAACCTCATCGCCACAATCAATACACCATATGAATGGTTGGATAGAAGAGGAGAGTGAACAGGCAGTGCATATGTCATCGCTGGCTTTGCTTTTCATGAGCCTACCGCAACGAGTACATCTCTTGAATTTTTCTTTTCCTTTCCAGTTAAGATATACATACGCAAGCTCTTGACAGCACGACATATGAATGCGTATCTTTTGTGTATCAAGCTATGATTTTGTGTTGTGAATAAGGTGGGCGGTCGTTAGGTTTACTCTATAGGCATAAAAAAAAGAGCAAGGCTTAATTGCCTTACTCTTTTTTGTATTTTTTAATTACTTGTTCGCTTTAGCGGCCTCTTCGTCTGTCGCGTATCTCATAACCAAATCATTTTTATTAATTTTATTGCTGCAATAGAGTGTGCCGTCTTTCTTGCGAATATGCCAGATATGAGAATCATCCATATACTCATTGGCTTCACAGCAGATTGCAATTCCCATCGCCTGAATATTGCCCCAAAGCTCCGGCATGCCTTTGCAGTTAGGATTGGCTTGGTTAGCAGTCACTTTCTTGAAGTTGTTAACCATGTTGTTATAAATTTCTACCAGCTCAGTGTTAAATGCCATTTATTATTTTCTCCCTTCTTTTTTTGGCTCTTACTGTCTTTTACAATATCACATTTATTGTCTGTGTCAATGGTTGCTACTTCCAGCCCGAAAAGTAGCCAAGGGAGACACGGAATCATATTTGCGCACAATGTCGTAGTCATAAATGCGGCAGTATTTGCGTGTCATTGTTAATGTGCTGTGCCCAAGGATTTTTTGCAGCTCAAACGGTGAACCTCCGTTCTGCAAAAAGCGTTCTGCATACGTGTGGCGGAATAAATGCGTGCTCGTCTTGCTAACGCCTCTGCTGTGGTTATATTTTGCGATTGCCTGATATAGGCCGCTCTCCGTAAACTTTGTGTTTTCGTCTGAGGGGAAAAGTACATCATCCACATTGCCTTGCCTTAGTTTCAAATACTCGCGTAAAATGCAAACCATTTCGCTGCACAGCGGCGCAATCTGAATGCTCTTATTTTTGGTGTGCCTATAAATGATAGTCTGGTTTTGCAAGTTAACGTCTTTGACTAGAATGCTACGCATGGTTGCAGCTCTCATGCCACAGTTGAGCAGCATATTAATCATTACCCAATTGCGATATTCGCTAAAGGTGCATTTATGGATATTGGGCTTCTTGAGTAGCCTAGCAAGCTCTGCATCTGTGTATGTGTCTTTAACCGTTTCTTCGGCCTTATATTGCTTGCAGCTCACGGTTGTTAACTCTTCTTCATTTGCCCATGAGAGAAAACTTCGGAATGTGCGCGTGTAGCTTGCAATGCTATTTGCCGCAAGCCCTTTATCACGCATTCCAGCAAGCATATATTCAATGTCGGCCTTGCTTAGCTTGTCCATTTGCATCTCTGGCTCAATGTACTTGCTAATTGCATTGTAATGGTTGTTGTAGGTTGCTATGCTTTTGCTTGATAATCCTTTGGCCTTTTTTGAGATAATAAATCGCTCAAAGGCATCCTCAAATGATGGGCACAACGCTGTTTGCATTTTGATTTTTGGCATAAAAAAACACCTCTTGATTGGTCTACTATAGGCCGAAAATCAAGTGGTGTAATCCCTGCAAATGCATAAAAATCGCATTCATAATTACGAATCAGCTGCTCTACCAACTGAGCTACACTAGCACATTTCTTACAGCTTGCACATTCTATCACATGTCTCCATGGATGTCAACAAAAAAGTTCGACGATTACTATTTGTTTTCATGCATGAAAAAATGTCGCATTCCTGCACATGCTGTCGATTTTTTTCGCTTCCTGTCAGTTGTGCAGAATTTGCACTGTTACAGCCCCCCGAAAAACACGCGCTGTTTCAGGCTTTCCCGCCCGCGGAGAAGATCAAAGTTCTTACATTTTCGTGACAATGTGTTTACATAACTTTTTGCCGGCTTCCTGTTTGCTGTGAGTTATCAACATTTTCAACCGACTTTTCAACACCGGATTTTCTTTTCTATTTCAAGTGTTTGCTCCGATTCTGCATAAATAAGGAAACGTTGGAAACGGACTTTGTGGATTTCGAAAAGACCGATTTTGTTACCATAACACAAATCTCTCGCAGCCGCGAGAGATTTGAAAAAAAGCTTGACAGGCAAAATGCAGGATTTGTGCCGCTGGTGATGATTCAGAGCAGGCCGCTGTCGGCAAACGACACATAATCCTCGCCGCAGACGATGATATGATCCGCGAGCGTGATTCCTACGAGCAAAAGTGCGTCCCGGATGCGGCGCGTCGTGAGCTCATCCTCGCGCGACGGCAGCGCATAAGCGTCCACATGGTTGTGGCTGAGGATGACGGACACCGCCTTCTGCGACAGGGCCGTCTCGACGATGGCGCGCACGGACACTTCTGCGGCATTGACCACGCCGCGGCCGACCTCCTTACAGCTGATGAGGCCGCACTTGGCGTCCAGACACAGGAGGTAGACGACCTCCGTACGCTCATACAGGTACAGCGGCACGAGATAGTTCCCGGCGTCCTCGCTCGAGCGCAGGATCGTCTGCTGGCGGCGCTTGGCCATCTGGTACCGGCGACCGACCTGCGGGATGAGCGTGAGGAGCGTGGCCACGTTCTCCCCCACGCCGGGCACGCGCATCATGTCCTCGCAGCTTGCCTCAAAGACCGCGTCGAGCGTGCCGAAATGATCCAGCAGCGCGTGCGCGAGCTCGTTGACATCGCGCCGCGGCACGGCGTAAAACAGCAGCAGCTCGAGCACGCTGTGGTCATCGAAATTATCGAGCCCATTGCGCACGAAGCGCGCCTTCATACGGGCGCGGTGGCCGTCATGCACGCCCATAAAACGGCACCTCGGAGATCTCCATATTGGCCCAGGCGTTGAGTTCGCTGCCGGCGCGCGCGCCGCGCAGATACTCATAATACGCCTGGCAGCCGATCATGGCGGCATTGTCGCCGCAGAGCTTCAGCGGCGGGACGAACAGGCGGATGCCGGCCGCGTCACACGCGGCCTGAAAATCTCCGCGGATGCGGGAATTGGCCGCGACGCCGCC